TGCTGCGACATGTAGCCGCAGGCTGTGGCCAGGAATGCTGGAGGGGGGGGTGGGGGCCGGCGGGCGCGTGGCTGTCACGGGCACCTCCCGCAAACAATTTTTTATTTTTTATTTTTACGCAACACAGTTTAGTGCAGCCTTGCCCGCGCCACCCGCGTCATCTATTATGGCACCATGACCTTCTATTCCCTGCCGTTCGCACCCGAACGCCCAGAAGCCACCGAGGCGCGCTTGGAGGCGATCTACGAAGCCGCGCGTTATGGCCTGAAAGGCGACAGTCTGGCGTTGGCCGCCGGGCTGACGCCGAAGCAGTTCCGGCGCCTGTCTGAGTTTGACCCGCTGGTCGAGGTCGCTGAGATGAAGGGCCGCGCTGACGGCGAACTGTCCGCCGCCAAGACGATGTACCACGCCGCCGCCAACGGCGACGCCAGGGCTGCGCTGGACATCCTCAAGCACCAGCACGGCTGGGTTGCCAAGCAGCAGATCGACGTGAACATCGACCAGCAGATCAGCATCACCGGCGCACTGGAGCGGGCGCAGACGCGCGTCATCGAAGGCCTGTACACCGAACTGACGCCGTTAGAGGACAACACCCACTATGCAGCAGCCAATCTACTCAGCAGCCGAGGAAATGGAATTGATGAGTCGGCTGTGGTCGCCGACGATCAAGGATGACCCGCTGGCGTTCGTGCTGCTGACCTACCCATGGGGTGAGCCGGGTACGCCGCTGGAACACTTCAAAGGGCCGCGCAAATGGCAGCGCGACGTGCTGGGCACCCTGCGCGACCACATCAAGGACAACCAAGGCAAGGTGGACTACGACACCTTCCGCAAGGCGGTGGCGTCAGGCCGCGGTATCGGCAAGTCGGCGCTGGTCAGTTGGCTGGTGCATTGGATGCTGTCCACGCGCATCGGCAGCACGACCATCGTGTCTGCTAACTCCGAGGCGCAGCTACGGTCGGTGACCTGGGCCGAGATTACCAAGTGGCTGGCGATGTCGTTGAACAGCCACTGGTTCGAGATCGCCGCCACACGCATCATGCCGGCCAAGTGGATCACAGAACTGGTCGAGCGCGACCTCAAGAAAGGCACGCGCTACTGGGCCGTCGAGGGCCGGCTGTGGTCGGAGGAGAACCCGGACGCCTACGCCGGGGTTCACAACTGGGACGGCGTGATGCTGATCTTCGACGAAGCGTCCGGTATTCCCGACAGCATCTGGTCGGTGTCAGACGGCTTCTTCACGGAAAACACGCCGCACCGCTTTCATGTCGCGTTCTCCAACCCTCGACGCAACACCGGCTACTTCTACGAGACGTTCAACAGCAAGCGCAGCTTCTGGCGCACAAGCAACATCGACGCGCGTGAGGTCGAGGGAACCGACAAGAACCTGTACCAGCGCATCATCGACGAGTACGGCGCGGACAGCTACCAAGCCAACGTCGAAGTGTACGGTCAGTTCCCGTCAGAAGGCGACGACCAGTTCATCCCGGTCAATCTGGTGGACGACGCCATGAAGCGGCCCAAGCACAAGGACGAGACGGCGCCGATCACCATCGGCGTCGATCCGGCGCGGTTCGGGTCGGACGCTACCGTCATCGCGGTGCGGCAAGGCCGCGACCTGATCGACATCAAGCGGCTGCGCGGGGCAGACACGATGGAAGTGGTCGGTCACGTCATTGAGGCCATTGAGGAATACAAGCCTGCGCTGACCGTCGTCGATGAAGGCGGCCTGGGTGCAGGCGTGGTGGATCGGCTAAAGGAGCAACGGTACAAGGTGCGCGGGGTCAACTTCGGCAACAAGGCGCAGAAGCAACTCATGTACGGCAACAAGCGTGCGGAGATGTGGGGCGCGATGCGTGAGTGGCTCAAGACAGCCAGCGTGCCAAACGACCGCTTCCTGAAGTCTGACCTGATCGGGCCGAAGACGAAGCCGGACAGCAAGGGCACGCTGTTCCTTGAGTCGAAGAAGGACATGAAGGCCCGCGGGCTGGCGTCACCCGACGCTGCCGACGCCATCGCGGTGACGTTCGCGTTCCCGGTGGCACACCGCGAAGGGCGCGTTGACAAGAAACGCGGAGGCGGATATTCTCCCGGCGGAGTTGCCAATTCTTGGATGGGCAGTTAATCAGATGGCCGACAAGAAAAAGTCTGTTTCGTTGGCCGTGGGTCGTGGGGAAAAGCTCCCCGCGTCCAAGGGCGCGGGACTGACGGCCAAGGGCCGCGAGAAGTACAACCGGGAAACCGGGTCGAACCTGAAGCCGCCGGCGCCCAACCCCAAGACAAAGGCGGACGCAGGGCGTAAGGCCAGTTTTTGTGCGCGTATGGGCGCGGTTGCAGCTAAGGCTAAGGATGGCGAACGTGCCAAAGCCAGCCTCAAACGGTGGAAATGCTCATGAAAAAGCCTGGTCTGTACGCTAACATCAATGCCAAAAAAGAACGGATTGCCGCCGGTTCTGGCGAAAAGATGCGTAAACCGGGCACCAAGGGCGCCCCGACTGCAAAAGCGTTCAAAGAGAGCGCCAAAACAGCTAAAAAGGGCAAATGATGCGCCGCATGACCCCCATGAAGACGCCGATGGGCCTGAAAATGCCCAAGCCGAAGGCCGAAATGGACGCGATCCCGCTGGCGCGTAAGCCCATGCCGGGTGGCAAGGACATCATCAGCATCACCACGCGGATGCGTGAAACGCCCATGAAGAAGGGCAAATAAGATGCCTTTGTCCAAATCTGCCAGCAAAGAGGCGTTCCGCAAGAACATCAAGGCGGAAGTGAAGGCTGGTAAGCCGGTCAAACAAGCTGTAGCTATCGCCTACAGCGTCAAGCGCGAAGCGGCCAAAAAAGGTAAGAAGTAAGCATATGGCCGACCCCACAGGCATCCAGAAGGCGGGCCAAGTCGCCAACGTGGGGTCAAACCCTGAGAAGGTGCCTGCGCGCGACGAAGACAAGATGGCAACCATGCGCCACCGCCTGAAGATGGCGCAGTCGGCGTACTCGGACAGCCGCGAGGACGAACTGGACGATCTGCGGTTCATGGCCGGCAGCCCGGACAACCAGTGGCAGTGGCCCGCCGACGTGCTGGCCACCCGCGGGTCGGTGCAGGGCCAGACGATCAACGCGCGTCCGTGCCTGACCATCAACAAGCTGCCGCAGCACGTCCGTCAGGTGACCAACGAGCAGCGCCAGAACCGGCCCAGCGGCAAGGTCATCCCTGCGGACGACAACGCCGACGTGCAAGTGGCTGAGATTTTCAACGGCGTGGTGCGGCATATTGAGTATATGTCGGACGCCGACGTGGCCTACGACACCGCCTGCGACAACCAAGTGACCTACGGCGAGGGCTACATCCGCCTGCTGACGGAATACTGCAACGACGAGACGTTCGATCAGGACATGCGCATCGGGCGCGTCCGCAACTCGTTCAGCGTCTACATGGACCCGACGATCCAAGACCCGTGCGGCGCCGACGCTGAGTGGTGCTTCATCACCGAAGACATCCTCAAAGAAGAATACGAGCGGATGTTCCCAGACGCGACGCCGATCAGCACGCTGTACAGCCAAGGCGTGGGCGATCAGGGCATCTCGTCGTGGCTTCAGGAAGACACGATCCGCATCGCGGAATATTTCTACAACACCTACGAAAAAGCCACGCTGCACCTGTACCCGGACAACCAGACTGCCTACCGCGGCACGCCGCAGGACAAGCAGCTTACGGCCATGTTCGGCAAACCGATTCGCAGCCGCGAAGTTGACCGCAAGAAGGTCATGTGGATGAAGACCAACGGCTACGACGTGCTGCAAGAGCGCGAGTGGGCCGGCAAGTGGATTCCGGTCGTGCGCGTCATCGGCAACGAGTGGGAAGTTGACGGCCAGATGTACATCAGCGGCCTTGTGCGGAACGCCAAAGACGCCCAGCGCATGTACAACTATTGGACGAGCCAAGAAGCCGAGATGCTGGCGCTGGCTCCCAAGGCACCCTTCATTGGCTATGGCGGCCAGTTTGAAGGATACGAAATGCAGTGGAAGACTGCAAATACGACCAATTGGCCGTATTTGGAGGTCAATCCCGACGTGACGGATGGAGCCGGGGCTGTCCTCCCCCTGCCCCAGCGCGCACCTCCTCCGTTGCCCCAGACTGGCTTGATCCAAGCCAAGATGGGGGCTGCTGACGACATCAAGGGCACGACGGGCCAGTACGACGCCTCGCTGGGTATGGCGGGCAACGAACGCTCTGGTAAGGCCATCCTCGCCCGCGAGAAGCAGGGCGACGTGGGTACGTACCACTACGTTGACAACCTCGCCCGCGCGATCCGCCACATCACCCGGCAGATCGTGGACATGATCCCGAAGATTTACGACACGCAGCGCATTGCCCGCATCATCGGCGTTGATGGCGAAGTCGATATGGTCAAGTTCAACCCATCGCAGGCTGAACCTGTCAAGGAAATCCGCGACCAGATGGGCGCGCTGATCGAAAAGGTCTACAACCCCAGCGTCGGCACCTACGACGTGATGGTCACGACCGGCCCAGGCTACATGACCAAGCGTCAGGAAGCCTTGGACGCCATGTCGATGATCCTGCAATCCAACCCGCAACTTTGGACTGTGGCAGGCGATCTGTTCATCAAGAACATGGATTGGCCGGGCGCGCAGGAGATGGCAGCGCGGTTCAAGAAGATTCTTGATCCGAAGGTTCTGTCCGAAGGTGATCAGTCGCCTGAGATGATGGCCGCCCAGCAGCAACTGGAGGCCATGACGCAAGAACTGAACCGCATGACGGACATCATCGCCAACGTGCAGGATAGCGTCGCCCAGCGCGAGGTGGACATTAAGGAATACAAGGCCCAGGTGGACGCCTACGACGCCGAGACAAAGCGCATCAGCGCCATGCAGCAGAGCATGACGCCGGAACAGATTCAGGACATTGTCATGGGCACCATCGCCGCGGCGCTGGACACCGGCGACCTGATCGGCGGCGCGCCTGAGATGCGCGAGATGCCCGACATGGAGATGGAACAGCCTGAGATGCCAGAGATGGGCGAAATGCAGCCCGAACAGCCGCCTGAAGGAATGATGGAATGAAGTGCGCGGACTTTGTAGGGATGCTGTTTCTGGCGCGGGATGTGACCCATTCCGCCCACCTGAACACGCGCAGCTATGCCAAGCACATCGCGCTGAACGAGTTCTACGACGGCATCATCGACCTGGCGGACAAGTTTGCCGAAGCCTACCAAGGCAAGTACGGCCTGATCGGGCCGATCTCGCTGATGTCGGCCAAAAAGACCAACAACGTGGTTGAGTTTCTGGAAGGGCAACTGGAAGACCTTGAGCAAATGCGCTATAAGGTGGTCGATAAGGAATGCACCCCGCTCCAGAACATCATCGATGAGATTTTTGGGCAGTACTACTCCACCTTGTATAAGCTGAAATTTTTGGCTTGAGGTCATAAATGCCCGTAACCGTAGCCCATACCACCCCGTCAGACGGCAGTTTTAGCGCGACAGGCGCTGCTGCGTGGGACGCCAACCATTCCGTTGTGGGCTTAGGCACTCTGGCTGAACAGAACAGCAACAATGTGTCAATTACCGGCGGGTCAATTACCGGCGTCAGCGGTTTAGGCACAGTCACGTCGGTTGGCGGTACCGGCACCGTCAGCGGTCTTACACTTACTGGCACGGTTACCAGCAGCGGGTCGCTGACGCTTGGTGGAACGCTTTCGGTCACGCCGTCAAACTTCGCCTCGCAGACGGCGAATACGTTTCTCGCGGCCCCCAACGGCGCGTCGGGCACACCCACGTTCCGCGCGATTGTCGCGGCTGACGTACCGACGCTGAACCAGAATACGACCGGCACCGCCGCAAACGTCACCGGCACCGTAGCTGTTGCTAACGGCGGCACAGGGCAAACAACCTACACCGATGGCCAACTGCTGATCGGCAACACTACCGGCAATACGCTGGCCAAGGCCACGCTGACTGCGGGTACTAATATTAGCATTACTAACGGCGCCGGCGCAATCACCATCAACGCCACGGATCAGTTTGTCGGCACCGTGACCTCGGTGAGCGGCACTGGTACGGTGAACGGCATCACGCTGACCGGCACCGTCACTTCGTCTGGCTCTTTGACATTGGGTGGCACGCTTTCTGGTGTTGATCTGGCCACTCAGACCACTGGCACATTGTCTGTTTCGCGCGGCGGAACCGGCGCGACCACTCTTACTGGCGTGGTAAAGGGCAACGGCACTTCGGCCTTTACCGCAGGAACGGTTTCGTTGACCACTGAGGTTTCTGGAACGCTTCCGGTAGCCAACGGTGGCACGGGCGTTACGACCTCGACAGGTACCACTTCTGTGGTGCTGTCGAACAGCCCGACCCTTGTAACTCCAACCCTTGGCGCGGCTTCGGCTACCAGCATCGCTACTGGCCTCGGCGCAGGGGGAACGCCCGCGTACACCTTCACGGGCGACACCAACACCGGCATGTGGTCGCCTGGGGCGGATACTCTCGCGTTTAGCGAAGGTGGCGTCGAAGCCATGCGTATCGACAGCAGCGGCAACGTTGGGATCGGGACGACCAGCCCCACCCTTGGCAAGTTGGTGGTGTCGCAAGCTTCATCTGGAACAGCTACGTTTGCCCTTGAAAGCCAAGGGTCTTGGAATGCGTCTATCGCAGCCAATTCTTCCGGCAATCTAATCTTCAACAACAACGCCGCAACCGAGCGCGCCCGCATCGACAGCAGCGGCAACGTCGGGATCGGGACGAGCGCGCCTGCTACACGTCTTCACGTAGCTGGCACGGGAAGTGGGCCTACTTTGCGTTTGGAAAACCAAACGGCATCTACAGGTAAGACATACGAAATTATTTCTGGCGACGGCGGCCCGTTGCGGTTTCAAGATACAACGGTTGGCGTTGAACGTATGCGAATTGCCAGCGCGGGCAATGTTGGAATTGGAACGTCTAGCCCAAACTCAGTTGCCTTATTGGATGTTTCGTCAACTACAGCAGGTTTTCTGCCGCCTCGCATGACCACTGTGCAGCGCGCGCTTATTCTTACCCCGCCAAACGGCTTGATGTTGTACAACACCACTACCGACAAGCTGCAAGTTTATGCCGCAGGGGCGTGGGTTGATCTGCATTGAGAAAACGAAACATGACCTGGTCAGAATTGGACTCATAAGCCGTGGGGCCGTTTTTTGGAGGAAATTTCTTTTCCGGCGGATTTTTCCGTGGTATCGTCGCGGCGGTACAAGATTTGTTTGTTGAAATCCGTTCGTTTACCGAACGCAGGAGATTTTGATGGCTATCAATTTGAAGGCAATCACAAGCTGCATGGGCTACCAGCAAATTTCAACGCTGAGTAGCGCGCAGAGCCTGACCATCCCGGAAGTTGACCCTTCCACGGGCCTCAAGGCTATGCCGACCATTGCACTGATCACGCCTGAAACCAACGCTGTCCGTTGGCGCGATGATGGCACAGCCCCCACGGCTTCGGTGGGTATGCCTCTCGCCGCTGGCGTGACGCTTCAGTATGACGGCGATCTGAAAAAGATCAAGTTCATTGAGCAGACCGCGTCTGCGAAGATCAACATCAGCTACTACGTGTAAGGGCGGCGACATGAACATCTCAGGCGATACCCCCGGCGTGGACTACGTTGCGTACTTCACCAAGCAGCTTCCCAAGGACTTGGCCGCTATGGCTGCGCTGCGCGATGAACTGGCGGTTCGCCAGGGCGCGCTGTCGGCTGCTGAAGCGGCGCTTGCGGATCGGGACGCCGCGGCGAAGGAACTGGAAGCCGCCAAGGTTGAAGCCGCAGCAATTAAGGCTGACGCCGTGAAAGCTAACGGCGACGCTAAGTCTGCCGACGCTGCCGCCAAGAACCGCGAAGCGGCTGTGAGCGTCGCTGAGGCTGCGCTGGCCGACAAAGTCAAGACCGTTGAGGCTGATCTGGCTGTGCGCCTGAAGGCTTGCGAAACGCTGGAAGCCGGTCAAGCCAAGCTGACCGCTGATCTGGCCGCGCGCAGCGCCAAGCTGGACGAAGATTCCGCCGCGCTCGACGCGCGCGTCAAGGCATTTCAGCAGAAGGTTGCTAATCTTTCTGTCTGAGTAAAACCGTACCGGCGAGGCTCACCGGGAACTCCATAGGGGTTATACATGGACGAGAATGTCCCAAACGAAGCGGATGCCTCCGCGCCGGAACTGGAAGCTACGGCAGCAATCCAGCCCGAAGAAAACACAACGCCGGAAACGCCTGTCGAACAGGAAGCATCCAAGACCTTCTCCCAGGAGGAACTGGACGCCATCGTCGGCAAGCGGCTTGCAAGGGAACAGCGTAAGTGGGAGCGTGAGCAAGCCCAGCGACTGGAAATGGCCCAAGCGCAGAAAGCGGCAGCACCGCCTTCTGATCTGAGTGCCGACCAGTTCAACACCTACGAAGATTACGCAGAGGCTTTGGCCGAACGTAAAGCGGAGGAATTGTTGGCGCGGCGGGAAACCGCCAAGCAGCAGCAGGCATTGCTTGAAGGCTACCACGACCGTGAAGAAATGGCGAGGGATCGGTACGACGACTTTGAACAAGTCGCTTACAACCCCAACCTGTCCGTCACGGAGACAATGGCGCAAAGCATTCAGGCTTCCGACATTGGCCCCGATGTCCTGTATTGGCTCGGTTCCAACCCGAAAGAAGCAGATCGCATTGCCCGGCTGCCGCCCATATTGCAGGCTAAAGAGATCGGAAAACTTGAAGCCGGCATGGCCTCAAGCCCGCCGGTTAGAAAGACTTCAACCGCCCCGGCACCGATTGCACCTGTCACAGCCCGCGCTTCTGGCGCGCCGACGTATGATACGACCGACCCTCGTTCGACCAAGTCGATGAGTACGTCGGAATGGATCGAAGCGGAACGGATGAGGCAGATCAAGAAGTACGAGGCACAACGCAACCGTTAATTTGGGACTACCACCATGGCTAACTCGATTCTTACTATCGACATGATCACGCGGAAGGCTCTCGAAATCCTCGAGAACAACCTCGTGCTCACCCGCAACGTCAACCGCCAGTACGACGACAGCTTCGCTGTTGAAGGCGCCAAGATCGGTTCGACCCTGCGTATCCGTCTGCCCGACCGCGCTCTGGTCACGGACGGCGCTGCCCTTCAGGTGCAGGACGACAACGAGCAGTTCACCACGCTGACCGTTGCCAACCAGAAGCACATCGGCGTGAACTTCACGACCGCCGAACTGACCATGCAGTTGGACGACTTCGCAGAGCGCGTGCTGAAGCCGCGTATCTCGCAGCTTGCCTCCAGCATCGACGCTGACGTGGCCAACGCTTACGCCACCATCGGCAACACGGTTGGCACCCCCGGCACCACCCCGGCCACTTCTCTGGTTCTGCTTCAGGCCCAGCAGAAGTTGAACGAAAACGCTGCCGTGATGTCGCCGCGCTACGCGACGGTCAACCCGGCTGCCAACGCTGGCCTGGTTGAAGGCATGAAGGGCCTGTTCAACCCGACCGACACCATCAGCAAGCAGTTCAAGAACGGCATGATGGGCACCGGCGTGCTTGGTTTCGAAGAAATCAACATGTCGCAGTCCATCAAGCAGCACACCACTGGTTCGCGTACCGCCACCGGCGGCACGACCTCGGCGGCTGTTACGGCTGAAGGCGCCACCACCATCGCCATCACCGGCGCTGGTGCATCGGCTACCGTCCGTGCCGGCGACGTGTTCACCGTG